CATATAAGTACGTAAGTACTTGTATGATATGATGGATGCATGAGTAAATCACTTTCTTTTAATTATGATTTAGTCGCGCCATGCGCGGTTTTTCTAGTAATTAGAAAGCAAAAACTCTTTACAAGCTGTGTGGCAGTTTATTTTAACAGGGGTACCGAGTGGCAAGGTAATGCTACATCGTGTCGGTACATGCCCCTTACAGGGGCTTATATATATATTTTTATAATATTAAAAATGAGATAAATTTTAAAAGGAAAAGAAAAGAATGCACTATTAGTACGTGCGCATTTAAAGTTTATATATATATGTTTTGAGGTAACTTGAGCTGTTGAAGTATATGGATTATACTTAATTACAAACCAAGAAAGGGTATTAGTTGGCTCACCCGTGGTTTGACCGGCCGCAATCCGGTTTAAGCGGGTCCCGATTTAATAGCTGCTTTATTGTGTCTGTGTTTAGTCAAACGAAACCCGGAGACTAAGAATTATTTGATTCGGTTAAGTATATGAAGTTATGGAAAGATAGAGTTTGACAGTAGGGAAGAGACCTATGACTTGTAGTTTGAATAGGAAACTAATAGCCGTTAGCACCAGGCGATATAAATGGTTCCAAAACTTGCAAAACTTTAGTGAATTAATATGGCTTACAACTTAAAAGGTTCTCAAAGTGAAGCTGGACGTAATGGCCAGCATAAAAGTTGCAAATATTGTATAGGAACAGCGTTCCGTTGTTATGGAGATGCTTGTGGTGGCTCCGTTGTTTGCGCATATAGTTCCCTTCTTCAAAATTCGTCTGCAATTCAGAATTTTGTTGAAATGGAAGCGCAAATGGATGCTCCTCCCAGGAAGTGGGGGTTGAAGCACGCTATGGGATTGGACTTTTCAGAAGAACTGAAAGAATCCAAGAACATGGTCGGAGATATGAAAAATACTATGAATGAGTTGAAAGAGACTCTTAAAGCTGGAGTGAATGTTAAAGTAGGAGGCAGTGAAGCCTTTGAAAAATTAGCTGGTATAGTTGAAGACTTATCTGCTAATGGGGTGGATGTTAATGTTAAGGATAGTACTGGTATAGCTACTATCTTAACTAAAATACTTAATGCTATTACTTCAGCAGGTGGCTTCGTTAAAGAAACCGCTATTCATATTCTTAAAGGTATGAGCAATATAGGAGGAGGCTTTCTTAAGAGCTTCTTTGATATATTCAGCTTTAAAGACCTTTTGGAACCTGAGCATGATGAAACAAAGCGAATATTGGGTTTATTAACTATATTTGCTTTGGGCTATATACAATACAAAAATGTTACTAATTTAAACTTGAGGATGATTACTACTGCTTTGATGTGGGTTATAGTTTGGTTAACAGGTATGGATACCGTCATGGTTGCTGCTTTAGTAGGATGGACAGGCGGTACTATAATAGCTTTTGTTAAAGATTGGTACGATTATTGGAATATTCCAACACCATCTGATGCCGCTAAGGCTGCATTAGTAAATGGACGTAGCACAGCATATAATTATCACAATATGCTATGTGTATATGCAGCTAAATATGGTGGTATTTTCAATGAGGAAACCCTTGCTGATGAAGATAAAATATTATTTTTACAGGGTCGTGAAGAACAGAAGTGTGAAGCTGAATTCTTTAAGCAAACTTCCGAGCAGTGGAAAGAGGGGTTGGAACATGAAGAGGAAGAAGTAGAATCAGTTGAGGAATCTAAGAGTTTGTATCAAAAAGCTGTGAGTGCTATTAAGAATTTTCCTGCTTATTTGTTGTCCGGAAATGCTTGGGAGGATTCTAAGGCATTTGCTAATTTTATATATGAGAGTATTTGCAGTTTCATAGCTAGCTTCATGGATAATCCGCGGGATTATATAAACTTGGCTAATGTTAAGAATTTCCTTAAAAGCTGTAAGTTACTTCAGGAATTACGTAATGGTGCTAGTTTTACGATTTCTAGCATATGTGAATTAGTGATAGAAGTATTAAATGCTTTAGGTAGTCCTTTGGGACTTACCTTGTTTAAGAAAACTTATACTAAATTCCCGGAGTTGTATGATATAGGAGATGAAATGACAGCTCTATCTGATATTATACATAAAGGGGGTGCTGTAACAGCCAAACAGGCTGGGCACTTCTCTGCGCAGAAAGCTAAGTTGGAAGCAGTTAAGAAGCGTATTCCTATGAATAAAGAATACGCTATGTATCATAGGCAGGCTGAGCTTATTACCCAATTGGCTTCTAAAATAGAACATACCTTATTGACACATGGTGTATACTCTGGTAATTTTAGACCTAAGCCCTTTGTGGCGACCTTTTTGGGTCAATCCCAAATTGGTAAGACCCAGATAATAGATCTAATAGAAAGGTTTTTGGCTCCATATGTTGTAGGTGAAGATAGATTAGCCGATTATGAGAAAAATCGAGCGGATTTCACTTACTGTTGGAAGAATAGGGAGTTTCAGGATACTTTTAGAGCTGGTACTAAGATAATTAGATTAGACGATTGGGCGCAGATTAAAGCTGCGACAAATCCTGATAATTGTCCTGGACAGCTCATGATTGATTTGGTTAATAACGAACCTTGTCCTATTAACATGGCTGAGGCCCATAGGAAGAATACAGTCTCCGCTGAACACTCTTTGCAGTTAATATCAACTAATTTAATTCAGTGGAATGATGATAGATTTTATGTTATGGAGCCTCAAGCTGTGAAAAATAGACTTGGAACTAAGTTAATGGTTCATTTAAAAGAAGAATATAGGGAATATGTTGATCCTGAGAAGACAAAGTATCGATTGGCATTATGCTCGTGTTTTAGAGACGAGTGTGATAAAATACATGCTAGAAGGTTTGATCCTTCGGTGTATTACTTCGAAGAATGGTCTTATTCAGATACCACTACATATGATTCTCAAAGTGTTCCGAAGAAATCATACGATTTTGATCAGGTCTGTAAGCTATTGGCTAAACAATATCTAGATCATATGGACACTGAGGCTCAGAAGATTACGGCTTATAATGTTGCTGCTAAAGATAAGAGGTTGAATCCTTTATTAAATGATGAAGGTAAACCTTTATCTGAATATGAGATTAGAGATCTTCCTGATCCTTCTGCAGAACCTGTCAGATCAGGGGCTAGTACACCGATCCATGTAGTGGCTAATGGTGATGAAGCCAGAAAGGTACAACAGAAATTGGATGAAATTCATGCAAATATGATAATACCTGCTGAAGCCAAAGAAGACTTAATTAAATATTATACTACTCAATTGGCTACACTTCAGATGTTAAATCTGGAGAAAGGGTTGGATAAAAGTAGGCAGGAGGAATTTCGTGTCCGAAGAAGGCAATGGTTCAGCCAATTATTAAACGGAACTTTGCCTCCTGAGCATAGAGCTAGTTATCCAGGTAGACCCAGTGAAGTTGTGGGATATTTGTTTCCATGGCAACAAAAGCACTGGGCCTCAGTCATGTATGAAGATGAAGAGTGGTGCAAATTTATGTTACAACATTATGAGGAGTTATGTGATTGGGGGGCCACATCAACGGTGGGAGGTATTCTCAAGGAGAGCGTTAGATTATTTAAGCTAAATATGGATCCAAGAGAGATAGTACCACAGATGAGGACTATCATACTTTATTTTTATAGTATCTACCAGAAGATGAAAGATTTTTATTTTAGACTTAATATGACTTATAATGTTGTGTGGCAATCCTTTAAAAACCTGGA